AAAGAAAGTTTATTCTAAATCTATGCAGAAGAGTATGAAGAATCTTATACCTGTGACAAAACGAACCAAGGCCGAGGCAAGACTCATATCAATTAAAGGTGGAAAGGGTAATAAGAACAATCCACGTTCAAGTATTGGCCAGAAGTTAAGATTTCTAAAAGAGAGGGGGTTTAATGATAAGACACAGGAAAGACTGTTCGAACTTGCAACAAATCCAGACTTCACAGATTTAGACTTACTGAACTTTGTTGAGGATATGAGGAATGAACCGGGTATGGACATCGAAACAAAGATTAAACTATTCAATACTATTATTGCAACGTACAGAAAGATTCACGGCACAAAGGAACACAACAGCAAGCACGCCGTAGTCATGGTCCATTTAACACCGGAAGAAATGGATGTAGAGGTTAACAGGTTGCTAGGGAGGAAAACCCAATGATATATAATGATAGAAATGTCGGTGATATTATAGATGGTGAATTTGTTACTTATAGAACATCTAAACATTTTATGAGGAAATATCAGGGGTTTGGAATAAGTGATGAGGTATTAAAAATATTAACGGAACAAAATATTAAGGTTATTACAATAATATATGACGGAGTACGAGGAAAGATAATATATAGAGCACGGATTAGACAGTTTACAGATTCACCTAAAACTCATGTATTTATGGACACAGATTTACAGAGATTTGTAAGTGCTAGAGACATGAAACAAATAAAAGAATAACATCATACTCACGGGAGGGTTTTAATCACCTCTTTCCCTCCCGTTCATACTCACCCGGGCGAACCCTTTAATGTCCGATAAAAGGTTGGAGGAAGCCGCTCATCGTGAAGTATCCTCAATTAAAAGTCCCGAGTTGAGACGGGCAACATACTCAATTGTAAAATTGAAACCACGATTAAAACACGTAAGGTTCAGAGAGTTACCCTATAGCTCTCTGGACTTTATTTATCGATAGACTGATTCTAGGACAATTCATAATGATAATAAAAGACTTAAAAAATAACAAATGATTCCTAAAGTAAGTATGGAAGACATTGGCAAGATTCTAAAAGAGTGTCAGGACCCATCATACACAGAGAAGGGTAGACAGATAATAAAGTACCTACTATCAGACAAGAAGAACATTAATACGTTTTCTTTAACATTCTTTCCGAAGACATGTACAAATGCTATACCTGATTTTCACCAAGAGTTCTATGACTTTCTGTTCAACCCTGGTAATGGTGCAATGGCAGCACCGCGAGGACATGCTAAATCATCTGTAACGGGAATAATGTTTCTAATCTTCTGTATTGTAAATGGGTTAGAAAAGTATATTGTTTATATCTCTCAGAATCACAGTAAGACGGTTCAATTCCTAGACCCAATTAGAACAGAGTTCAAGGAGAACAAACTGTTAAGATTTGTTTACGGTAACTTAACTCCATCGGCCGCAAGAGATGATGACGGTAAAGATAGGGAAGATTGTTTCGATGTGGGTGGTAGTAGAGTTGAGGCTGTATCGTTCGAGAAGAATCTGAGAGGTTTTAAATGGAAGAATACAAGACCAACGTTAATAATTGGTGATGACATCGAGGATGATACCAGAGTATTGAATCCAGAGCTGAGGGTGAAGGATAAGAACAAACTTAATAGAGTTATCATTCCATCATTAGATATTGGTGGAAGGTTTAAAATGATTGGAACGTTATTGCATCATGATTCATTACTGAAGGAACAGTTAAGATTGCACAATGGTAAAACATTCAGTGCGTGTGCTGAGGATATAACAAACATTCTATGGCCCCAAAGGTTCACAAAGGAAATACTACTACAGATTAAACACGATATTGGTAGCATAGCATTTCAGCAGGAGTATCTTAACAATCCAATAGATAATACGTCATCAATCATTAAGAGGGAATGGGTACAAGGATGTTTCCGTGAAGACCTTAGTGCGGATGATGTACTAAAATTAAGTTTCGAACAAACAGCTTTAGGTTGTGATTTCGCCTTTTCTGATAGAGTAACGGCAGACAGTTCAGCATTTGTAGGTCTAGGCAAAAAGGGCGATTTCTTTTATTTAACTGGGTGTTTAACTCCCAAAGGATTATCAGTGCAAGAACAAATGATGATAATAAAGAATGAACTACAACCCAAATATAATTATGACCAGATAGGATTGGAGGAGAATTCAATTAAAGCTGTTAGCAAAGACATTCAGCAATGGAACTTACCTATAACATTATTCTGGACGGCTGCATCAGACCCAGCAGCACGGTTAAAACCTGATTACGATTGGAATGGTAAAAGACATACCGTTGGAAAGATTAATCTTATTATGAGATTAGGAACAGCGTTTGAGAATGGAAAGTTTATAATTCCCTACAGAACAGAAGCTGACAAGGTTATAGCTAACAGACTGTTGGCAGAGTGTACATCGTTTGCTCTGAGTGATGGGAAACTTGTTGAAGCTAGTGTTCACCCGGACATACCAATTGGATTGGGTTATGCTTTGGAACTACTTAATGCCGGAGGGGTAGTTATGAATTTCGGATAATGGCTGCCATAGAACAATATTTAAGGTGTCCTTATTGTGATTATCCTGTGGAAGGGCATGGACATAGAGTGCCTAAAACAATTGGAAGGTATCAGGTTAAAATATTAAATAAGATTTTGATATTTAAATGTAGGAGATGTGCAAAAACATTTAAAATGGAAGCTAACCCTGTTATTATAATGTGGGAACGTATGAAAAAGAAAGAGAGAGAAATATTCAATAAAAAATACAAAGGAGGAAAGAAAACAAAATGACAAAGAAATTTGAGAAAGTTGGAGAGGATTTAGTTGTTTCGATTGAAATGAATGATAAAATATTTATTCCGGTTGAAGGTGAAAGGACTGATGTAGGAACTTACGCCCAATTAACAACACAGACTATTCCAAAAGAGAACATCGAAAAGCTTAAAACATTTATTGTAGGAGAAAGAGATAATGGAGTTAAACAGTTAGATAAACTTAAAGAACAATACGAACCGTTAAAAGACCTCCAAGATATTGACGAAGCAATATTGAAACAGTGTAGAGTTGCTATTGACAAAGGGGCTAAGCCATTCAGAGAATCAATGAAAGTGTTACAACAACGTATTATCGATTTAGATAATAAGAAACGTTTAGCAGCACAGATTGAATATATGACTAAGCAAATAGCTGACATAACTGTTGATGTTGAAGCATTAAATAAAGCCATCAAATAATTGATGGTTTTATAAATATTATTTTTTTATTTATATTATCATTACCATGGGAATACTTAATTATTTTAAAAGACAGCCAGTTCAACTGAAGGCATTAACAACTGAAGATGCTAACGCCATTGAGCAAACAGCATCTACTGGTGATAGAAAAGATAGTGAAATTTTCAAAGCTTATATTCCTGAATTCTTGTACAAACCGCCCTTTGGAATGCCTCGTAAGGACAACCCTGTCCAGTACAAACAGTTAGCAAAGAACCCATATGTGTTCTCTGTTATAAAGACTCTTTGTGACGAAGCCACTACAACCGGTTGGGAGATAAGAGTTAAGGAAGATTTCAAAGACAGTGGAGAAAACTACGACGAACAAATTAAAACCATAACTCGTTTTCTAAAGAATCCAAATGGTAATGACGAATCTTTACAACATATTTTACGGCAATTAATTACTGATTTGTTGGAGACTGACTCCGCTGTTCTTGTTAAGGTATTTAATCGAGGTGGAGAGATGAAACAAATCTTCGCCAGAGATGGTTCTTTATTCTTGAAGAACACAGACATATACGGATACCTTGGAAACCGTGCAGACTTTGTATTACCTGTGCCAGATGGATTTAACGGGGTTGCAATGGACTTCGGTGGAACACCAACTACTACTCAACAACAAATTATGAAACAGTATGCATTATTGTATAAAGAACAAGCGGCTTACTTTCAATACGGTTGGACAGCTGGGTCAATGCCAATACCTTTCGGCAAGAGAGAAATTATATATATGATGCAAATGCCAAGAGGAGATAATATTTACGGAACATCACCTATCGGAAGACTTTTAGAGATTATATTAAACCTTATTTATGGAGCAGACTTTAATTTAGATTTCTATACCAATAACAATATGCCAGACGGTGCTATTCAATTAATGGGTGCAGATAATAACCAAATAAAACAGTTCAGAGAGAACATGGAGAATCAATTTAAATTCACTGATGACCTGGGTAATAAGAGGAAGAGATTCTATAAACATCCTATCACATCAACCGATGTTAAGTTTACACCGTTTACATTGAATGCTAAAGATATGGAAGTGTTAGCACAGCAAAAATGGTTTACTAAGATTCTATGGATGTGTTTCGGAGTTAATGCTGACGAGATGGGATTTTGTTATTCAGCAGATACAAGAGTTTTAACTAACAATGGATTAAAGTATTATGATGAAATAACAAGTAAAGATAAAATTGCTACTGTTCTCGACGACAAAACTATTGATTATATTAAACCGTCTAAAATACATACATTTGATGTAAAAGATAGAAAATTTCATAAATATAAAAATAAGAATGTTGATTTAATGGTTAGTGATGACCATCGTATAAAATATAAAACAGATAAAGTAGACGAATGGAAAATGTTACCATCAAATGAAATAAATTTAAGTCGTGTTAATTTTTTACAAGGTGGATTAAAATGGAAAGGTAAAAAGATTGATAAATTTAAAATAAAGAAAATAGAATATAATAATAACAAAGATAAAAATAGAAAACAATTAACAGAGTTTGATATGAAAGACTGGTGTGAATTTATGGGTTATTATTTATCAGAAGGTTCAGTGATTAAAAAAGCAAATGATAGAAAACAATTTGCAGTAAAAATATCACAAACAAAGCCTGAAGGAGTTAAAATAATGAAACCATTATTAACAAGGTTAGGTTTTAGACGTGAAAAAACTTGTTGGGTATTAAATAATAAATCTCTAGCAACATATTTACTACAATTCGGTAATTCAAATTTTAAATATATCCCGAACGAGTTAAAGAATTTAGATTATGATAATTTAAAAATATTATTTGATGCTTTGATTGTTGGTGATGGACATACAGAAAAAACTGGTTCAGTTGTTTATTCTACTTCAAGTAAAAGACTATCTGAAGATGTTTTAGAAATTATGTTAAAATTAGGATATAGTGCAAAAATAAGAAAACAGATATTTGATAATAAAAATTGGAATGACCATTATATTATTCGTGGAAACTTTTCAAACATTGAACCATATGTTAATATAAAAGAACATAGAAAAAATGAAAAATATACTGGTGTTATGTGGTGTCCAAGTGTAAAAAATAGAACATTTATTACAGAAAGAAATGGTAAGATTGGTATTCATTATAACACAGAAGATTCTAATAAGTCTGATGGTGAGAATCAAATTAAGAACTTTAAACGTAAAGCAATAAAACCATTGCTAGATGTTGTAACTTATCACCTTAATACACAATTGCTTAATGAATTCTTTGATAACGCTAAACCCGGAGATATACCATTAGAATTTGCTTTCGATGAGTATGATGTCGGTGAAGACATACAAAAACATAATTTGTTCGAACAACAAATAAGAATGGGAATTAAAACTCCTATGATGGTTGCTAAAGAGTTAGGAATTGATACTGCAGAACTAGAATCTGAGATGGAAAAGAACAAAGAAGAAGAACAAGATGGTATGGTATTTGAAAACGATTTAAACAATAATAACGGTGATGAGAAAACAG